TCCCCGTGACGGCGTATATGACGTTGTTCATGGAAAGTTTCGCGAGGGCGTACTGGGAATCCCTGATGGGTCGAAGTTCCATGAATTCCCTCGAATCGTAAAATTCTCGAATCATCTTTTGTGATTCAGCTTCGCTGCACTTAAAGACTTCTCGAAACACGTACGGATACTTCACACCCTGAGGCAACTTTCGTCGGTGGTAGCGCGCGAGTGGGTCGAGGAGGGGTACGAGGACTTCATCGATGTCGACGGCGATTCTGTTCATACTATATTATTAAACTCAGACATTTGTATGTCCTCCTTTATGTTCACCAAAGTTCTATAAAAGGTTCGTCTACTGTTCGGGTGGTTCTTGTCCGTCCTCCTTTTGATGGGTCGCCACCACATGGGTGTGTCCTCTGTCATGTACTGACACTCCACGATGGCGTCTTCCTCGAACCACGGTTCCTCGTAGTTGTGCAACTCCGTCTCGAACACGAGTTGCCCTTTGTCCTGCACGTACAGTCGCCACACCCCGGGTCGATAGGGGTCCCTCTTCATCTGGAAATCTATGGTGTTGTGGTCCCTCGGTTTCCATTTGAACATCGTCTCGTGGGTGCCCTTCTTCACCGGTTCGTACACCGGGGTGAACACGAGGCCGTCGACCCGTTGTTCCACCCGTGGGAGGTGCTCTCTCTGAAACGTCTCGAAATCGTTGAGGGCGTGGAATATTTTGAGACGAACCCTGTAGGGGTCAGATTTCATGGCGATGATCCTCTTGATGCACTGCTCGACGCTTCCGTACCGGTCGAGAAAGTGCATGTGTCCCACGGGTTGTCCGCAGACAACGATGCCGTCGTACACCATGAAGACGCCACCGTCGCAGAGTTCGCCGTCGAGGATGGTCCCTTCGTACGCGTTCTTCGGGAGGTTCAGTCGCGTTTCGAACATGTGGAACGATCGGTTCACGAACACGGATACGTTTCGACCTTGCCACCGGGTGGCGACGAGCATGTACCGCTCCCCGTCGGTCTTCTCGCACACGACGTACACGTTCCGCTGAAGGGTCGGGAAATGTCTGCGTTCTATGGAGACGGGTTGGGGCCCTGGGAACCGGTCCCTCGAGTCCCACACCTGATGTATGTAGGAGATGACGTGTTGTTCCATATTACACGATTAACGCGGCGTCGCTTTATGCCGCGCGATCCCCCGCGGCATTCATGATGTTAGATACGCACTCGTGGGCGTAGGTGGCCACCACTTGTGCCGCGGTCCACGCGTATATTTTAACCCCATAGTCCTTTAATTTTTCAAACATCTTATCGTAATTCGTCAACTTTGTGTCCCCCAGCTTCTTCTTCACCGTCTTGCACACCATCATCCAGCATCGGGGTTGGGTGGATTTCACGTGGTATAGGTCATCCTTAATTTTTTGACCCACCTCCGTGTCGAAGTGTAGGCCCATCTGGTGCACGGGCTCCTTGGAATCACTGAGCACTTTCTGTTTGAACATGTTCCAGTCGATGCCCTCCTTGGCGGCGGGGAACACGAGGCAGCCACACCCCTCGTGCGTTTCGAACACTTGTTCGATAGACTTTTCGTCCAAGTTGATTCCGAAATCAATGAACACTACGCGGTCGTACAGTTTCAGCAACTTTTGCACCGCCTCAGCCTTCTTGAAAGGGTCGTCGTTGCAGAACATGATTTCATTGGCCCACCCACGGCGAACGCAGTGAAGGTTCAACTTCATCACAGTGTGTAAAGTCTTGACATGGCACGATTTTGAACGGGACACGAGAAGGGTGACGAGTTTCATTTATTAAAAAAACTAGTCTAAGCCTTAAGCCTATCTGCCATGCACGCGCCGAAGGGGAGGTTGCCCACGTGCCCGAGGGTGGTTTGAATGTCGGCGTAGATTTTACCACCCATCTGTTGCCATCGTCGACAGAACGCGTAATCTTCGGACAAGTAGCGTCGGTTGTCGGGGTCAATCATGCAGTCGAAGAGGGCGCAGTACGTGTCGAAGTCTCTGTTTTGGTGGTCGTTCATGCAGTCGAGTTCCTTGGCATAGTGCTCGTGCATCTTTTCGAAAGCCTCTCTCTTGATCATCATGAATCCCGTGGGTCCATCGAGGATTTCGATCATCCCATCTTCGACCGAACGACGTTGGGCGCCAAAATTGATGACGAGGGAACTGCTCAACATGGCCATGTCCCGGTCATCTCCCTGTTTGATGGCTTCCCTGGCCTGGTCCCACATGACGACCTTCTTCGGGTAGCACGCGACGCTGATGTCCCTGTTCGCCTTGAGAAGGCGCACGACGGATTTGGGGTCGAAGTCGATGTCCGCGTCGATGAACAAGAAAAAGTCGCAATCCGTCTTTTGCATGAACCTGCCGACGGCGACGTTTCGGGCGCGGTGGACCAACGATTCGTTCTCGGTGGTGTCGAAATACATCTGCACCCCCTCGCGAATGAGTTCCATCTGGAGTTTAATCATCGACGCCATGTAGCGTTCGAGGCAGAGACCACCATAGCATGGAGTGGCAACAAAAAGTTTCATTACAATTTAAACGGCTTTCGCCTCTAAGTATTTTCGCACAATGGTTTCTATTTTATTGAGGGTGGGTACAGACACTGAACACTGTTTGCACACTTCCGTTTTTGGAATACTAGTGACAATCCATATAATAGCCGATGCAATGCTATTCGGTGTCTTGCTCATCAGCTCCGGACACGCCTCGATGTCTCTGCACATCTTGTTACACGCAATCCTGTGTTCCCTGGACACCTCGAACCCGTTGATGAGTCGGTTCATGACGTCCACGGGGCGCGTGGTGCCGCTGTCTTCGTTCGTGGTGAGGAGCACCTCCTTGAACATCTCCGCCGTCCGACTGATGTCTTTGGATTGGACGTTGAACATGTCGGCGATTTCCTTGGTCGTCCGGGGAAAGTTTGCGAGGCGACACGCGTACAACACGCAGTTCGCCTTGATGCCCAAACGAACGGCACCCCTGGTCAATTTTCGTTCACTGAAGGTTTTGTAGATCATCTTTGCGTCGCGGATCACGGTCTCCGGGAGGTTCGCGCACGCCTCTTCGATTTCTTTGTACGCGTGGTAGAGTCCCCTATCTTTGTGATTCATTGCCATGTGAAAGTTGATGGTGGCCATGCGTCGGTTCTTGTACGTCGACGAACCCCTGGACGTGCTTATCACGGTGCTCTTCCCCCACTGAGACGAGTACAGGTTGGGGTTCCCGTGGGCGTCCGCACCGCACCGCGCTGGGTCGGAGACTTTCCCATCTTCGGAGATGCCAGAGGTCCACTCCGCGACGTCGGAGATGTACTTGTCGTCCACGAGACCGCACTCGGTGCACACCGGAAGACCCTCCGGGGCGATCACCTTGGTGCCCTTGCACTCCACGCATTCATAGTTGTTCGTTGTGGTTTGTTCATCTTCTTTATTTTCGGGTTTTTCGAGTAGAGTATTTAAATCTTCCCATATAGCTGCCAACATTTGAAATCAAGGCAACTTTTAAAACGTCGCGGAATGACGCTCTCTCGCGCGCATTTCGATCATGTCCACCGTGTCTTTAAAACTTCTCGCCCCGGGGCTCCTGGGTTCCCAATCGTCCCACGCCCGGTCAATCTCTTTGTGCCCCTCTGGGGGTGCGTCGTCCACGTCCTCGCTGTCGGACACGATGAAGTCGTCCAGGTCGCTCCCGTCGTCTTCCCATATCTCACTGTCGTCGTCTTCGATGTCGACCTCGGCATAAAAGACGTAGTACGGCGCACCTAAACATTTTATCTCGAGATCGTCGAACGTCGTCCCCGCTGGGTGGTGTTCACACAAACTAGTGTAGGGGGTCGCGGTCATCTCCTGGTCCAACTGGTACACGCACGCGCTCTTGTAAATCTTTTCCGTAGGCGTCAGGAATCGCACGCCGAGGACGTGGCCTGTGTTCATCTGCACCAACCCGTAGGTGGCTTCTTCGAGTTCGCTGTCGTGGTCTTTAACCATGGCTTGCACTATATCACCGACTTGTATATCTGAGGGAACGATCATGTATTTTACTATCAGGTCAATTAAAAATATTTAACTATTGTACTTCAGGTGTGAGATGAGAATTCAAATTTATTCGAAAGAGGGATGTACGTATTGCGACCGCGCAGTCGACCTGTGTGAGTCAGAGGGGCTGACCCACGAAAAGATTATGATTGAAAAGGGGGACTTAGAGAAGCTGTGTGGGGGGAAGTTTGACGCGTACCCGCAGATATTCAAGGATGGGGTGCGCCTGGGGAACTTTTTCGACCTCGAGGAATTCATTCAAGAGCAATACGAACCCATGTTGGACGACGAGGGGTCGTTCACGTTGTTCCCTCTGAAGTATGAACACCTGTGGGCGCTGTACAAGAAGGCACAGATGTCGAACTGGACCGCCGAGGAAATCGATTTCTCGAGGGACATGGAGGACTGGAAGGGGTTGTCTGAAAATGAACAGAGATTCGTCAAGTACGTCCTGGCGTTCTTCGCCGGCTCGGATGGCATCGTGTTCGAGAACATCAACAACAACTTCGCCGACGAGGTTCGCTCATCGGAGGCCAAGTCGTTCTACGCCTACCAGTGCCACAACGAGATGGTGCACTCGGAGACGTACAGCAAACTCATCGATAAATACATCACCGATGGGAAGGAGAAAGCCCAACTGTTCGACGCCATCAACACCATTCCGTGCATAGAGAAGAAGGCGAAGTGGGCGCTGAAATGGTTCGACCGCACGCGCACGTTCGCCGAACGCCTCTTCGCGTTCGCCTGTGTGGAGGGCATCTTCTTCTCCGGGTCGTTCTGCGCCATCTACTGGCTGAAGAAGAGGGGTCTCATGCCCGGTCTCACGTTTTCCAACGAACTCATCTCACGCGATGAGGGGTTGCACCAAGAGTTCGCCGTGGAACTGTTTAAAATGTTGAGACACAAACCCTCGGGACACGTGCTCCAAGCCATCGTGAGGGAGGCGGTGGCCATCGAGAAGGAGTTCATCATCGACGCCCTCCCGTGTTCCCTCATAGGGATGAACGCCCAAAAGATGTCCGAGTACATCGAGTACGTGTCGGACCGACTGCTGAAACAGATTGGTCAGCAGCCCATATTCAATTCTAAAAATCCCTTTGATTTCATGGAACTCATTTCTCTAGAAGGAAAGACTAACTTCTTCGAGAAAAGAGTCGGAGACTACGGGAAAATAGACGTCGCAGAGGACGAAATTAATTTTGACGAGGAGTTCTAGACTCACGCTTGATATTCATCATACCCCACGTGACCAACAAGAACACGAGGGTATGAATGAACAAGCCCAACATGGTCGGGCACCCGTTCGGGCTCGCCAAGCCTTGGCCCAACAACCCACGGGTCAACATGTACGTCTGCGGGTTGGAGATGATGAAAAACGTCAACGCGGAGATGAGGCTGATGACAAACTTTTGTTGTTGCTTTTCGCCGTTGCAGCCGCAGCCGCAGTCTTTAAACAATCCCATATTTTAATATATGTCTAGAAAAATTTTATTACCAGCTGGTGCCTCCTACTGTGTACGTGTAGGCGCTGGACACGTAGTCGATGGTGGGAGACTCATCGAGCTCTGCACTGGTGGAATCACTGGCCTCACCCTGGTATAACGGTCGTCGAAGGATGATTTTCGTCCCACACACATCCGCCTGCCTGGAACTGTCCGAGGTGTTCGTGAGCGTCACTGAAAGCACCTGACGCACATCTCCGAGGTCCAAGGTGAAAGAGGTGAGTCCCTCTTGCAATGTTTCTGCTCCCTCTTCCTCGATGTCAATGAGTTTTGAGTCGGCCATGCCCACGATGGACGCCGGTGGAGACATGTTCTTGGTGAGATTGGTGAACCCAGTCTCACCGCCCGTGACCGATATGTCAGAGAGCGCGAACGTGTTCGACGTGGTCTGTTTCACGTCGATATACCGACAAAGCACGGGCACTGGGTCGGGTGTGCACGGTGCGCACTCGGGGACGCACTCCGTGCCTAGAAAGGAAAAACATGCATTGGGGTTAATTTTAGACACGTCGAAATTACCCTCAGTACACGTGTACAGGAGACCACCCGCTGATGACGCGGCGCATCCCATCAATCCGAATACGAGTACGGCGGACATATACTACTACGTGAGATTATTTCCACTTATCGAGGTCGCTCGTGATTGCGTAGGTGTACGCACTCGCCACGAAGTCGATGGTGGGGGTTTCCTCGATGACCTTTTTGGTGACGGCACCCGCCGCGTCCACCTCGTTGCCACTGAAAACAACCTTCGCACCGGCGATTTTGCTTTGGTCCGCCGTCGTATCGGTGTTCGTCAACACCACTTTGTGCACCTTCTTGAGACCACCGAGGTCGACGACGACCTTCGCCTTTGCCGCCTCCGTGCCCGGTGCCGTACCGAGAGTGGCCGTATCGGTGCCTTCGTCATCGATGAAACTCGCGAGACCATTCTCCTCCGTGGCGCCTTCGACGGTCGACGCGGCGACGGTGTCGGTGGCCGCGTGCACGATGAGACTGGCGCCCGCCAAGTCGTACACCTCGATGTCAGAGAGCATGATCGCGTTGGAGGTGGTTTGTTCGACCGTGATGTACTGACAGTTGATGCCCATGTCCACGGTCTCGGCGACAGCCGGCGTCGTGTTAGACGAGAGGAACGAGAAGCACGTGTTGGCGTTGAGGTTCGACATGTTTAAGGTCCCGTCCGTGCACGTGTAGAAGAGCCCCGCCGCCGAGGAGCAGGAACATCCGAGCATTGCCATAATCACCGCGGCAGACATGATTTCTATGTATACATTAAAGAGAGATAATTTTTCCCCTGGGTTAAAGTTAATCCGCGGTACTTAGGTATACCAAACAACAACAACAATGTCGCTCGCAATCACTCAAGCTTCCGAATTCAAGGCCTCCGACGTCGATTTCTCTAAGATGAGAAAGAACAAGAACGGCGGAAAGGCGGTCTACCTGAACAAGGGCGGCAATAACAAACTCTTCATCCAGTTTCCGAAACTTCGATGCCCGTACGGCCTCTCCGCGTTCACCGACGAAGGCACGGGAAAGACGTCGTACAGCCTCGACTTGGCGTTCGACCCGGACGTCCCCGAAGCGGTCGAGTTGCGCAAGACTTTCGAGGAGCTCGATGAACTCATCGTCAACAAAGTTGCGGAAAACTCCGTGGAGTGGCTCGGGAAGGAATTCAACGTCGAGGTGCTCAAACAAGCGCTCTACAAGCCCCTCGTGCGCGTGGGTAAGCCGGAGTACCCGGCGACGATCAAGTTGAAGATTCTCACCAAACCCGATGGTACGTTCGTCCCGGAGAGCTACAACATGAACCGCGAGTCCATCCCCTTGGACAGCATCGAGAAAGGTGCGAAGGTGCACACCATCGTCGACCTCAACCAAATCTGGTTCATCGACAATAAGTTTGGCGTGACTATCAGGCTCTCCCAAGCCCTCGTGGAACAGACGGCCAAGTTGCCATCGTTCGCGTTCCAGGGCATCGACCTCCCGGAACCGTCCGAAGACGTCGACATGAACGACGATGAAGACGATGAAATCGTAGACGAAGAATAAATAAATTTTCTACATGTAATACAAACAATGATTGCTCTCATTATCCTGCTCCTCATCGATGCGTACATTCTCTGCGCCATGTCTAAGACCGCCGCCGTGGGTGCGGGTGCGGCCGCTCCTGGGGACTACGTCGTTTACGGGACCATGGGTTGTGGATGGACTCGTAAGCAACTCGACCTCATGAAGGAAAAGAACATTTCCTATGAGTTTGTGGATTGCTCGAAGAAAGGGTCGTGCCCGCCAGGTGTGAAGGCCTATCCGACCATCAAGCACCCCGACGGGAAGATGACCACTGGATTTAACACCCTCTAAGAATCATGAGGGACACGGACAACAGGAACGCGTCCAACATGGAGTCGATGGGCTTCAACACGCTGATGTGCTTCACGAGGGAACGATTCCACAACACGCGAAGGAGGAAGGTGCTGATGAGAATGACCAGCGTGTAGAGGAGGACCTCCGTGAGCATGTCGGACTTCGTTTCAGTCTTGGAGATTTCTCTGAGCATTTTATTATGTACACAGATAATAAAATGGTCACCAAAGAACTACCATTGAGTGGTTCTGAAAAAAAGTTCACCACGCGCCTTTGGAACAAGTACAAGCAGTCAAACAATTGCTACGCCTACGCCGTGAACGACCCCGAGACGTACCGTTGGCAAAAGAGCATCCCTGGCGATAGGAGTGGGATGTCGAACATGTATCACACCTACACGCACTGCAAGGGTTTGCCAGAGCGCGTCATCTCTGACAACCCGAAGAAAGTGTACAAAGTCAACCCAGTCCTGCGATGTAAGAAGGGTTTTTTCAAAATCATGATGTTCACCAGCCCACAAGGGGATTTCCACTTTTACAAACAGCACGGTGTGTGTGAATACAAGGTGCAGCCCGGGAACACGATTAAAGGGGTCGCTGCGTTTTTCAAGGTTCCCGAATCTCGCATCGCCACCGCGGCCAGGAAGGCTGGTGGGTTCAAGGCCGGGAAGCGCATCGTCTTCAAAGTCAACCTCTGGTCGCACAAGAGGGGGTGGAGCGACGGTGGTGCCCTCCTGACCGACGCCAAGGGGAAGATGATTAAGGACCCACGGAAGGCGGCGCGCAACTATCCCGGTCTCAACTACTCAAACTTCTGTTCCGCCTTCTGCGTCAAGGATCGCGGCATCAAGGTCGGAAAGACTCACCCCAAAGTCTCGAAGAAGTGAGTCCAGGTCGTTCGGGGTCTCCGCCTCGAAGGAGACATCGAATATGTCCAAGACGTTGAACATCTGTTCGTCGTCGAGATGAACCAAGTTGGACGTGGTGCTCGTGAAATTATTGGTCACCTGCAATGTTATGCTAAACTGGGAGACGTCGAACACTTTCCGACACACCGGACACGTGTGTTTCCCCTGTGACTTCCACCGCTCTATGCACGATTTGTGAAATATATGTCCACAACGGATGGCGTTGTTCCTCGTGGGTTTGACCTCGTTGAGACATATAGAACAGGTCATCCTACATGTACGTACCTAAACTTTTTTTAATAAATATCCGCGACGTTCAAGAGCGGTTTGTTGCACTGGTTGCACTGTTGCGTGCCTTGCAAATCCTGCACCTTGGCGAGGATTTCCGGACCACTCTTTTGCAACAACTGTCGGTACGAGTAGTTGTCTTCGAGAGCGATGCCGTTTTGTTTCATGATGTAGTTGTTCACGAGTTGGGCTGAGGAGTGAATCGTGAAGCACCGGCCGTCGGCCATTCCGAGGCGCTGAGACATTTTACTTTATTATTACAACAGAAAATTTATACGGTTGTTGCGAGCTGTTTGAAGCCACGAGTGAAAGCCCATGGTGCGAAGCTTTTGTACAAGTGATTCACATTCGTACCCGAGGAAGGTGTTGAAGACGTCCCGCACCTCAGTCGGCGACACGCGAATCTGACCATCGCACCGGTCGATGTGGCGACAGACGACGTTGTAGGCGTAGGCCACTTCCTTCAGGGTCTCCGCCCCTGTGATGATTATTTTACCCGTGGAGAAAATGGATGTCGTGATTTGCTTCATTTCCTCCGCGGGTTTGAATTTTATTTTCACCGCCGAATACCTGTCCGGTTGGAAACTCACGGAGAACGTGTTTCCGTAGTTTTGAAAATGTTTAGCCACGAGCATGAGGTTGACGTTGTAGTTGAGGCTGTAGTTGCTGTTTATCATGACCACTCTGAAATCTTCGTCTTGTATCATGTTCTCCATGTCCAGGTACGTGCTGAAAATGTGTTTGAGCTGGGCGATGACGCGCTGACAATCGAACAGGTCGCAACACCCCGCCACCTGAATGGACCCATTGGGGAAAATTTTCACACTCTTCCTGCTATATGCGTCTTTATATACCAAAGTGATTTGATTGTAAAAAGTAGTGTTCTTTATGGACCACTGAAAATCAGATCCGGAGGCACCCCCCCTCTGAAGGGACAGGTGGTCGACCCTCGCGAAAACCTCGCGGAGCTTCTCGAGGTCGACGGGTTGGCCGAACTTGGCGACCATCGTGATCGTCGTGATTTTCAACCACGACGGTCGCGTCTCCTCGGGAAACATGTTCCTGAACTCATCGACCGTCAGGACGAAGCTGAACGACTGGTTCGCGATCGAGGAGTAGACCATGATCACGCGCGTCGAAGAGTGGAGAAGATTCTTTCGATTCGCTCCCTCTCCTTCCCCATAAAAATAGTTAATTGGGTAGTTTCACCATCTAAATATACCTGTCCCGATGCGCGACCCATACCCAAATCTTCCACCCTGCACAGGTCAACCTTGACCATCTTAGAGGGGGGTGCCTTGCTGTGGTGGACCGCGAGCACGGCGGCGTCGCGCTTCGTCTCCCGTGGGACGACGTCGTCCTCGCACGCGATGACCACGTGGGACCCCGGATGGCCGGACACGTGCATCCACCACTCCCTGGGATAGGACGATTCGGTCAAACGGTCGTTGTCCTTCGCGTTCTCCCCGACGTAGATTTTCACACCGTCCAAAGACGTGAAGGTCTTCATGTGTAGTACTGCTCGTAAACATTTAAATAACTTGCAAAAGTCAACCACATGGCGAGAGGGAGGGTGTAATCTCTGGCCGTACCCTTCAGCTGCGACACCGTGTACCACGTGGTCAACGCCGCGCTCACGATCACCAAGGGGGCCTTGTCCTTGTTTTTAGTGCACGAGTACGCGATGAGCCAGAGGCAGCACAGGGCGACGATGGCGGTGAAGAGGACGTCCTGTTTACTCAAGTACCACGCGTACCCCGTGGTCGCGTAGAGGATGGGCCACACCACCCCGAACACCCACCCAGGGGGGCGGAAGGGCACCCCCTCCCCTGAACTCTTTAAGTTGGGGCACAAAAGGCTGGTGCCCGTGATGGCGAGGGCGGGGATGAAAGCACGGGTTGTCATTTTATATGTTGTACTACATTTTTATTTATACGTCTGTCTACACCACCATTCATTCATCCCCGCGAATTCGAACACGAGGTGGATGAGGGCACCCGTGAGGAACAGGAGCCACGGGGTCGTGAGACCAGTGTTCAGTTGGGTGAGGGCAAAGTACGTGGCCGAGGTCACGACACCCACGACCACCGCTTCGAGGAGCAGAGAGTTTCTCATGTTACTGTATAATGTCCCGAGATTATAAAGTCGTGCGATTTCTGAAGTCCACGGGGGGTGTGCTTCCCAGGAACGTCCAGGAAATCGTGCTCCGAAAGATGAACAAAGAAAACAAGGAACGTCGAGCGTATTACAAAGAGTTGGATGACCTCCTCGTGCGGGGGGAGAAGATGAAAAACTTGTACATGATGAACCAAGGCTTTCGCTTTGGACCATCAAACTTGGAGTACTATCGCACCATGGCTCGCAGGAACGACGGGTACAAACGCAGCTTGCGAAACTATTACAACAAACGAAGGAAGTTCGTGGACTACGTGATGAACGACACGACGACGATGTCTCGCCCAGAGAAGAAACGTTTGGTGGAACGCATCCTCACTGACCGGAAGTTTAACCCCACGGCAAATGAACTTAAAAGATATGGTTTCTTATAAATCAATGAGTTTCCTTAAATCAGCCAAGTTCGTGAACGACGTCGAACTCGGCGTCGACTTCGTGGAGGTCGAGTACACCAAGTACGTCGTGGGCGAGAATCGATACGATACCTTCGTCGATTACTTCAACACCAAACCAAGGGGAGATTGGGTGGAATTGACGTCCCTGAAGCAGAACATCCCACTGGAAAAGTTCTTGGACAGCATGGTGGAGAAGACGACGGAGGTATTGCAGAAGATGTGTGAGGTGGCGCTCGACGAGGTCGAGTGTTCGACCCGTCTCATGAATGCTTCAAAAATCCTGGACTCCACGTTCACCCCTCCGTACGTGAACATGCGCCGCAGCTGGCAACGCACTCTCGTCAACGATTTTTGTATGGAAGTCCTCCCTGAAATCATCTATCACTGCACGGACGACCAGAGATTGGAAAAGTTTTTCCACATCTGCAAACTCATCTCCGCAGAACAATGAGTAAGATGAGGACGAGGAGGACGCCCGCGGTCAGCATCCAGTAGGAGGTGCCAGTGGGAGTGGTGGCCTCGGCCTCGGCCTTGGCCTCGCGCTTCACCTTCGGGGCGCACGTGTCCACCCGTATACGTGGATAGACCGGGCGCTCAAGGGGGCACGGGGGTTGGCGACCCCCCTTACAAAAGTCAATAGTACGGTCTCCGGAGGTTGACGCCACAGCGCAGATGGGACTTCTACGTTCCACGTCGCGCGTGGCGTGAACTTCCTTCCCGTGGTCTGTGAACTCTGGGGTTTGACGAACGCTTCCTGGAAGGGAAAAGTCAAACACGACGTAGGGGTTCAGTTTATTCATGGCATCTTCTTCAGACAGCAGCATTGCTCTTTACATATTACAATATTTTTTATACCACGTGGGTCCCGGACGCCTGGCTATGGGCCGGAAGAGCACCGGCTTGGCGTCGAAGATACTTTTACGTCGTCGAGCCATGAGTGCCAGGCGCGCGAAATACTTTTGTGCGTGGGACGCGACCTGCGCGGGCGTTCGTGTCCGCACGTAATCTTTTGAGATATTCGCCCATTTCCCCTTTCCGTGCACCCTGAGACCTAAAAGAAATAGGTCGTGTTCTTCATTCGTCCACCCGTTTTTGTTCATGCGTCGAGTTGTGACGACAGGATGTTTGCATAATTTTTCTTCTTTCCATAAAGAGATGTGTTCACCGGGCGGTCCATGGGAATCGTGGTCGAGTCGATGTCCCTCAGATACGACAGGTACTGGGCCACGCCGGTCTTCACCTGCCCGACCGCGGTGTCGATGACGATGGAGTTCATCGCGCGCACCTGGCCGTTCACGTCGCCGTAGTGATCGGCGGCGTTGTTGATGAACACGTAACGCATGAGCGTCTTCAGGTCGTCGTCGTTCTGGTAATCAATCTTGATGCCCGTTTCTTGCTTGAACTTTTCCCGAATCCCGCGTTGGAGGAGGTCCCGGTTAAAGTCGCTGAAGTACAGGGTGTTCAAGGGTGTGGCGCACTGCTTGATTGTGTTCAGCTGGACGTTGTCACACATCATTTAGTATATCCCACGAAAATAATATTTCCTTCTAGTAAGTAAAGATGGAGCTCGCCGACTTCGACGAGACCTACGCCAGCAAGCCGCAGAACGTCGAGGCCAAGCCGCCGTGCCAGCCCCCGGCCTGTTTCGTGAACTCGTACGCACCGGTGGCCAAACCCGGACAGGACGGCCCGTTCTTCGTGAACACGTACCTCACGCAACCGAATCGTAAGAAGGAAGTGGCCGGTGCTGTCACGGTTCGCGCGAGCGACTTGAAATGCAATTAAAAATTTCCACCCCTATTTATACAAATAATAAGATGAGAGTCACCAAGAGAGATGGTCGCGTTGAAGACATGAAATTTGACAAAGTCACCACCCGTATCTCCAACCTGATTCATGGACTCTCACCCGAAGTCGACCCCACCAAGGTGGCGCAGCAGGTGTTCAGCAGCATGTACGACGGCATCAAGACCCAGGAGTTGGACACGCTCTCGGCCGAGATTTGTATCGGCATGATCACGAGCGACCCCGACTACGAGGTCTTGGCCACGCGCATCGTCGCCTCGAACATCCAAAAGCAAGCACCGAAGACCTTCGTCGACGCGATGAAGGCGTTGCACGAGGGGGGTGTGGTCACCGACGAGGTGGTTCGAATGGCCGACCTCGTCAGTGAGTACATCAAGCCCGAGCGGGACTTCGACTACGGGTACTTTGGCCTGAAGACCCTGGAAAAGTCGTACCTCCAGAAGGTGAAGGGTAAAATATGTGAAACCCCCTCGTACATGTTCATGCGCGTCGCCATCGGGATTCACGGCGATGACTTCGCGTCCATCCTGGAGACGTACAACTTCATGAGCCAAGGGTATTTCATCCACGCCACCCCGACCCTCTTCAACGCGGGCACGCACCGACCACAGATGAGTTCGTGCTTCTTGGTGGCGAACAAAGATGACGCCATCGATGGGATTTACGACACCCTTCACGAGTGCGCCGCCATCAGTAAGTGGGCCGGGGGCATCGGTCTGCACATCCACGACATTCGCGCGAGGGGGTCGCACATTCGAGGCACCAATGGACAGAGTGATGGCATCATTCCCATGCTTCGCGTGTACACCGCCACCGCGAGGTACGTGAACCAGGCTGGGAAGAGGAAAGGGTCCTTCGCGATATACCTCGAGCCATGGCACGCCGACGTCATGGAATTTTTGGAGTTGCGCTTGAACCAGGGCGATGAGGAAGCGCGGTGTCGCGACCTGTTCACGGCGATGTGGATTCCCGACCTCTTCATGAAACGCGTGGAGGAAGGTGGTCAATGGTCCTTGTTCTGCCCGGACACGGCCAAGGGGTTGTCCGACTGCTACGGGGAAGAGTTTGAAAAGTTGTACACAAAGTACGAAGAGGAGGGATTGGCCAAGCGCACCCTCGATGCCGCGGACGTGTGGAAAGCCATCTTGAAGAGTCAGACGGAGACGGGGACGCCGTACATGCTCTACAAAGATGCGTGCAACTCCAAGTCCAACCAGAAAAATTTAGGCGTCATTAAGAGTTCAAATCTTTGTGTCGCCCCTGAAACAAAAATATTGACAAGTAACGGACATCAAACCATTTCCGAATTAAATGGTCAAGATGTTGATGTATGGAATGGGGAAGAATTTTCAAAAGTGAAAATTGTACAGACTGGTTCAAATCAAAAACTTCTCACCGTGACTACGAGTCGAAATCTATCCCTTCGATGCACTCCGTATCACAAATTTTGGATTGTTGGACACGATGAACCGGTTGAAGCACAGCATCTTCAAGAAGGCATGAAAATTATCAAACACTCTTTACCAACAGGCGAATACATGGAGGATGCCATAAAATCAGTCGAAGACCTCGGAGAAACTGCCGATACATTTTGTTTCAATGAACCCCTGCGTCACCGTGGTGTTTTTAATGGCATTCTTACCGGGAACTGCACAGAGATTCTCGAGTACACAGACAAAGACGAGACGGCGGTGTGCAACTTGGGGTCCATCGCCCTCCCAAAGTTTGTCAACATGGAGAAGCGTACCTTTGACTACGAGGCGTTGCACAAGGTCACCAAGGTGCTCACGAAGAATTTGAACAA